CATAAAATTACCAAGAACAGACGAATCAACAGTAGAAGATTGCACATAATTATAAGTTTGTTCATCATAGCTATCTTGATTTAGCGTTGATAAGAACTTATTTGCATCTGGATGAATTACGTCATCCTTTTTTACATATGTCATGTGGTTATCAATTTTCTTTGGACTTAACTCTAAAGTTCCATCTTTGCTAATTTTAACCTCCCTACGTTTTTCTCCCCATACTGCCATACCCTCATAGTTGTCATAATCACCTTTACCTTTCTCGTATTGTGGTATTGGAGTAGATATTATAGTACCTAATTGTGCTAAACCAATCGCTGCTGTTAAAGCTACAAATGGTGCACCACCAGGTAATGGTCTTTCAGTTAAGGTTTTTGATATTGCTTGTGCAGTATTTATAATTGTTTGTGCAATAGCAGTTTGTTTTTCAAATTGTGCTTTTTTTCTTTGTTCCTCTCTTTTCTTTTTTTCTAATTCTCGTTCTTTTCTGTTACGTTCAGCCTCTATTTGACTTCTTTGTTCTTCAGTTAAATTTTCATTATCTAATATTTGTGAATATTTATCTTTGTTCCGATTTATTTCGTCATCAATTTCTTGAATATTTCTGTCAAATCTTGCACTACCCAAAGCAGTCAATTCATTAAATAGTTGTTGCGATAAATCAAATATTTCTTTTTGTTCGTCTTTATGTGCATCGGTTTTCATTTTAGCAAATTTTAAATATGCTTGATAATCTTCGCCATATAATCTTAACATTTCTGCATTTAAATCTTCGGTGCTTTCACGAGTTAACTCACTTAAACCTTGTATGCCTTTTTTAATTGTATTGTCAAATAATTCTTTTAGTTCTTTATCAGTTTGCTCTAATTCTTGTGCATCTAATAAATCATTTAAAATATCGGTAGCATCGATATAATTAACGATTTCATCTATTTTTTCTCGAAATTTATCTATTTCTAAACCTATTCTCATGTATTCATCAGCAGTAAGAGATAGTTTATTTCTTGTTTCCTCTAATAAAGAAATTTGTTCTTGATAATATGCTATTGAACCTACTGCTGCTTGTAACTCTGCTTCTTTACCTTTTTTGGTTTCTTCTGTAACATTTAATAACAAATCTAATTTTTTTTGCAATTCTACATTTGTATCTTGTAGTTTTTTAATTTCTGTTTGGTCATCAAGTAATTCAATTTGGTCTAAATTTGCTTTAATTAAATCTCTGTAATAACCAACTGTACCCTCGAGAGGTTTTTGTAAATCTGTATATAAAGTCCTTAATTCTTTTAATGACATTTTTTGCATATCTTCTAAATTGACACGATCTTTTGATATTTTATTGTCAATTTTCATTATTTCAATTTTATTTATTAATTCTTTCTTTTGTTTTGTTTCTGCTTTTGTTTTACCCTCTATAAGTTTTATTGCAGCATCACCAGCTTGTAATTCACCCATTAAAATGCCTATTTTTTCCCTAATTCTATCTTTTTCACTTGCACTTAGCTTATTTTGTTCTATTGATAATTTATTTTCTAAAGTTAAAATTTTGTTCATTAATTTTATACGATTATTTGTAAGAAACTCTTGTATTTTAGTTGCATCATTAACTTTATTTATATTATCCTCTAATGTTTTATAATATTCAGCAAATCTTTTGTTTTCAGCAACTTTTTCTATACCTAAAATACCATTTGTAATTTGCATTATTGTAAAACCTAAAATTTCTAAAGCAACTTGTGCTGCTTTACCAACCATTGTTGTTTTATTTAATGCATCAATAAATAATTGAAATGAGGTAGTTAGTTTTGTAGTAGCTGTTTGTAAAGTATTAACTGAATCTAAATTTTCTAAACCAAATGCTTTATCTATTTCTACTCTTAATTTTGGCAACAAATCACTTGCTAAAACTTCGCCATCTCTTAACATTTTATCTAATTCTGCTGTCGTTTTTCCTAATGCTTTTGCAGCCAGATCAAATGCACCAGGCAGTCTTTCACCTAACTGTCGTCGTAATTCCTCTGTTGTAACCTTACCTTTTGATAACATTTGTTCTAATGCCAAATAAATTCCAGTAAGTTCATCAGTTTTTAAACCTAATACTGCACTTGCTTTTGTTACAGTTTCAAATATTTTTTCGGTTTCTTTAGCAGACAATCCAGCATTTCTTGATGCTACTGAAAATTTTACATATCTATCCGTAGTAGAAATTAATTCTGCACCAAATTGCAATGATAATCTTGTTAAAAAAGCAGTAGAACGTGCAATATCTCCCTCTGTCTTACTTACTGCTTTTAATGTAAATTCTAATCTGTCTAATGCTTTTATAGTATCAAATACACTTTTAATAAAATTAGCTAACATTATTGCACCACCAGTAACACCAAATGCACCTATAAAACTTTTAAAACTACCGATAACACCTCGTAAACCTTTATTTGCAAAATTTTGAGTGGCTTTATTTACAGTATTTAATTGTTTTTGATATTTTTTATAAACTTTGGTAGCTTGTTTAACTTGTTGACTATTTTTACCAAACTTTACAGTAGCATCTTGTACAGCTTGTTTTGCCTTCTTATGATTACGAATTAATACATTGTAAGGTCTATTAAAAGCAATCATAGTCCTTTTTTGACGTTCTAAAGCCTCTCTATTTGATTGTATTGTTTGAGTTTCTTTTATGTTTGCAGCAATGGAAGATTTCTTTTGTGCAGCAAGTGATTTTCTACTATCAGATTCTAATTTTTGTTGTTTTAATCTTTCGTTTATTCGTTTTTTTTCTGCCTTTGCTATTTTTTGTGCAGTTTTTTCCCTATCAACTTCTATTTGTGCAGATTTTTTATTACCCTCGTCAATTAACTTTTGAATTTTTTGTCTCTCCTTTAACAAATTATTAATTTCTTTTTGTTGAGAAGAATTTGCACTTTTACCACCAGTAAGATTTTTTGGAATTTTTGCAGCACTTTGCGATATTCTTTCAAGTGCTTGATCCATTTGCAATAATTTTGCATTTAATTTATCAATCGCTGCTTCTGATTGTTTGATTATTTCGATAGGATTAGCCATTTTTTACTGCTTTATTTTTTTGTCTTACAATTTCTTTTGCAATGTCATTCAATTCTAACCATTCACTCATAGTTATTTTTTCCAGATTTATTGTAACACCTATAATTTGTTCTAAATTTATTTTTTCTGTATAAACAGACTTGCTTTTTGTTTCTTGCTTATCTAAAATAGTTTGTAATTCACTATTTTTTCTTTGTAGCTTATTCATCGATGCTTTTAATTGACGAACTAACTGTTCTTTTTGTTTTTTTACACTTTCCTTTACATTAAAAATAAAATTCCATCTTTGTAACTCTTTTCCAAGAAAATGCTTATTTACCTCGTTTAACCTTGTTACTATTTGTTTTACAATACTAAATCTCATGTGCAAATGACTAACTTCATTCATTAACGCAAAATAATTAGCACTTTTATTGTCACCAATTTTGTCACAATAGATTCCGTAGATGTTTTGAAACCTATTATATCCTATTTGAGTTAATTTTGGCACTATTTTAGCGATTTTACGCATAAAAACATATCTATACATCAAATAGTAATTACGACTTCTTAAAATGTCGTAAAATACTTTTACAGTAATGTCATCAAGACTTTTATATGTATTAAAAATAGCCATAGCGTTGTATTGTGAATTTTACGATTACTCTCGGTGAAGAATTGAGAGTGGTTTGTCTGTGAGGCTTCCTTGAAAGTTAGACTATGGCACTTAATCGTTTTTCAAATTCTTTATTGAAATCTGGTGCAATATAAAGTTTTTCTACGTCTTTTGCAATATCATCTCCAAAAGTAAATATATCTCCGTACTGTACTTCAAATAAACCATTAGCTTTTGCTTTATTATCAGTTGAAATAACTTCGTATTTGCTATCTGATTTATTATTTATAAAATGTACTCGCATTTTTTCAAAAAACGAACCAGTCCAAACAAAATTATATGGATCACCAGCAATTTTACTCATTAATGGATTGTCATATTCTGCGTATTCTTGCGTAGTGGGTGAATATCGACCTTTATAGCCACCTCCTCTTGTCATTATAAGTTTACCAGAAAAAGTACTACGCATTAAACCCATGCCTATTTGGTTGGTTTGGTAGTATAAAACAATTTGCATTTGATTTGTATTTACAGACTTTTTTGCAAATACTGATAAATCAGTTTTAATCTGGTTTAATTCTTTTATGTATTTTTCTCCTACTTTCCAGCTCATAATATAAAAATGCCCTTGCAAACTAACACAAGGGCATAATTTTAATAGGTTTAACCCTCATTTGCCTATTAAACTACCGTTGCAGAGGCAGTATTAGACTTGTACAGTCCATCGCCTACTATTTCGATAACTTCATAGTTGCTACTGTTGTCGTATAACGACAGTTTTACAGCCTCACCAGCCGCTATTGCGGAAATGGTAAGAACATAGATACCAGCACCAGTTGCTTCTGAATCGTCAGCAGTTGGATTGCTTGTAGCACCATCAACAGTAAACAAGAATTGACTAAATGTTAGTCCTTGCACAGCATCTTTACGACCTCTACGAACTACTGCTTTTACAGTAAGTGTAGTGTCAGTATCTGCTGGAGCGTTTACGTAAGTTAATTCAACTTGTGTAATAGGCTCAACTTGTCTTGCATCAAATCCAAGATTTTCTTGTTGCCATAATACATAGTTGTCATCTAACTCGTAACGGTCAAGTAATTGCCATTCTAATCCCTCTTTTAAAGATGTAGTGTTCGATGGGAACATTAACTTTTTACGAGTGATTTGACCAGTACGGAAACCTTTAAGACCTCCATTGTCTAATTGAGTAAGTAAAATACTTCCCTCGTTGTCAACATATATTGTTCTCCAATTTCCAAATCCCTCAATAGAACCTAACGCTTGGTGAAAATACATTCCATGCGTAAAAGTTGCCATAAAGTTGTATTTACCTTTATTGGTCAATATTTTTGTGTCATCTTCTAAAGTTTCAAAAGCGTCATCGCTTCCGTTTTCTTCAAAAGTGTTTATACCTTTAACAACAATCAAATCTCCAGATTTTTGTAGAGATTGAATGTAAGTCAAAGATATTTCTTGAGTTTCTGCGATGGTCACGTTTGGACTGATTAACCATACTGCTTGAGCAGCTTTGATTATGTCAGCACAACCTTTGTCTGTGTTGAATCCTAATGATTCACCAGCACCACAAACTCCTAAATTTGATAACTCTTGTGCAGTCATTTTAAATTAAGTTTAATGATTTGTATAATTTTTCTTTTTTGGCATCCAACTTGATTTTATCGCCTTTTTTGTAAACCTTTTTTGGACTACCATCTTTTTTTGAGCCAAAACGCAAAGGTTGATTAAGAGTAAACTCTTTTCTCGTGTCCTTTACTTTTTTAACAGTCTTTTTTTTGGTTGTCTTTTTTCTTTTAAGACTTACGGTTTTTTCGACTTTTACATCAATATTTTTTATGTCGTCTGCCATGATTTTGGTGTTTTTAAACAGTTATTATTAAATTCGACATTCACCACTAACTTTATAGCATCCCACATATCGATAGTGTAATTGTCATTATCTCCTTTGTAGTAACTATCTGTGTAATCTGGTCGTCTTTCGACTTCCCAATCTTCACTTGTTAATCTGCTAATTGATGAATTTCGTAATCCTTCAACAAATAATTCCAGTAATGGATTTAATACCAACTTGTACGATTTTTCGTACCTCTGATTATTTAACAAAGCCTTATCACTTTCCCTTGTGCAAATAATAAATTGACATTCTCTTTCGACTCTTATACCTCTATCGGTGTATTTGTCTATACCTAACAACAACCAGATCAATGGATATGAATTATCTTCATTTAGTGTTAGATATTTTGTCAATTCTTTTCTGTCACCCCAATGAAATTTAGGCTTTGAACAATAATCTTCATTTATCGTAATTTCTGGCATTAATTTTACCATGTCTGATATGCGTTCCTCAACAACAATCATATTCCCAAACTATTTTTGCGTTCATAAAATTTAAACTCAAAATCTGGAAATGCTGTTGCATCTGCTTCATTTTTGTCAGTAAGATATTGGTATAAAGAACGAATTACATTGTCCTCTTTGTAAAATGAATAACCTATTTCACCAGATGGACTTCTAATAATTTTTGGTTGCGTTTCCATAGCGTATCTTTTTCCTTGATAAGCTAACACAAACCTATTCCAAATATCAACATATTTTGGTGTTGCAGTAACACTTGTAGCGTTTTTTGCTGTGCCACGAACTGTTCCGACTGTTGTGTATATCATGTCGTTTTCACGCATATATTCACAAAAAACATAAGATGCGACAAGACTTTGTTGCTTGTAACCTCGCAGTCCATCCCAACGCAAAGTCTTGCCATCCTTTGTATAATTTTCTCCCTCTACCAAAAAATTCCATTTGGAATTGGCTGGTTCTTCCAACGCATTTTCGTCAAGTAAAGTCACAAGTTGATCGTATAGAGTAACGCCTAAAGCATTAATCATTAAATCTCGCTCGTACCTATCAATTACTATCTGAACTTTCGCTTTAGCAGAATTGCTTACCCCACCAACACTACTTGCATCGATGTTTTTTGTATTTGGTATATACAATTCTCCTTGTTGAAAATATGAGGTATTAATTATCATTGTATCTTATTTTTCAGTCGTTTTTTTCGCTGCACCTTTTTTAGCTTTTGCTAATTTATCAAAATGCTTTTTAATAATGTCCGCTTCACCTTTCCAAACACGATGCTCAACACCATTGTGGTCTTTTACAACTACTGTGTTTGTTTCCTTGTACTTACTAACTCTTTTCTTTTTGGTACTCATAATTTATCTATTTAAGGGTTTAATATTAATAATTACGGTGTTTCCAACGCTGCTTTTGCCGCAGTAAACGTACCATCCACAATTGCACCATAGTGGTTAGCTGGAATATACCCAACCAATCTCATTTCAGCAAGTGGAGTAATGAGGTTTTTAGTCCAATCGTCATTTTCATAACCAAATTGGATGTCAATATCCTCTCTTACTTTTACTTTGTACTTTGTGAAATCTCCAACGTAAAAAGCATCAGCACCAACATTTGTGTTAGATACAATTGGCACTCCAGAAATAACCAAGCCATCGGCAGATTTAAAAGGAGGGATAATGTATTGACCATCAGTCGCTTTTGTTAAATCCATTGTAGCCATTACATCTGGGTGTACTACACACGCAGTTGGATAAAATTCATTTCTTACAACTTGTGCAATTGCAGCACGTAAGCAATCAGTTTCTTGAGCATCGTCAACAGAGGCGGCTAATGCTCCAGCAGCAAATGGTGTTGCGTTTGCAGCAATTCCAGTTAAGTTTTCACCAGTACCATCTCCAACTAAGATTTGGTTGTCAACAAATAATCTAATACGCTCAACTAAATCATCTCTCATGTCAGACACGAAATTATCAACGTCGTCTAACATTTCTTTAGATGCTTTCATGTAAGCAGTTGCTTTTCTTACTTGAGCAGATGCTTCAACGTAATCATAATCAACTTGTGCTTTTGCAGAACCCTCTGCTGTCATTGCAACAGTTCCATCTTCGTTTACCATTTCTACCCAATAGCATACTTTTGCATTTGTGTTACCCACAGATACTAAGTCAAGCATAAAAGGATTTCTACGTACAAATCCAATTGTATTTGGGTCTGTTTCAGTTCGTGCAATTCTGTTTCCAACTGGCGTTAAGTTAGTTGATGTTAAAATCGTACCAGCAGCCTTTAATGTCATTGACATTGTTGCACCTTTTTCAGTTTTTAACTTTTCAAAGTCACTTTTGTTCGCTTTGATAGTTTCACGCAATTGCTTTTCAATAGAATCTGCAATTGACATTACAACGTTGTTCTTGTTTTCTTTCATTTTTGTCAATTCTTCTCCTTGTGCTTTCAAGGAATCTTTTAGTGATTTGATTGTTTCGTCATTCACTTCTTTAGCACTATCTAAAAAAGCATCAAATTTTACAGTTAAAGCATCAACATCTTCTTTTGTTGCAGCTTTTTCCATTTCGTTTTTCAATTCTTTGATACGAGAATCTTCGTACTCGCCTCTCAAAGATGCCATTTCCTCTACTGTCTTTTCAGCAAATTCAGTTTCGGTAATGTTTTTTTCTGTTAAAAATTGTTTCCAATTCATTTGTAATGATTTAGAGATTAATAAAATAATTTTTTTTGTCTTGTAGTGATTTCTCGGCTACGATGTGAGTATCATCAGATGGCTCACGCTTCATAGATAATGTTGGTGTAATAGAATTAGAACCCAAAGGTACTGCCGAACCCTCAATAGCTTTCGCTTCTTGTACTGCCCAAAAGTACCCTTGTTTCTCTGCATCTTCACGATTTACAACCTCGCCTATATATTTTTCCCATGTAGCGTTTTCTTCTTCGTAGCTATCATCGTTTACAGCCAAAGCCATTTTGACGTATCGCATACCAACGCTATGGTTATTTACATATCCTTTTGCGTATTGGTCATGCATATAAGCATTTCGAGATTTCTTTACATTACTTTCAAACACCAATGCCTCTGTTAATCCTTTTTGGTCGTAACCTAATTCTTTCCAGCTAAACGCTTGAGTATATGCTTTTAAATCTACACCATCAGCAATAATCGATGAAAACTTTGTGCTTTCATGTTCTTGGATGTGCATTATTCTTTTGTTTTCTTTTAGTGACTTTTTCCAAATACCTTTCATGTGAACGTCACCATGACTGTCCATTACATTAGTTGTATTTATAATTGCTTTTACCGTAAAACTTTCTTTATCCGATAAGTCACTATTTGCTTCTGCTTTGTTAGTTGCACCAGATAATTCATCTACTCCTACAAAAACATCTGCGTGTTTTATAGCGTTCATTTTTTGTGCTACTAAAGTGCTTTTATTTTTTACAAGAAAATCAATTTTTTCTTTTAGTGTTTCAAATATTGGTATTTCTAACATAGCTTTATTTTTTTACTACTTCGTCTTTTTGCATGACTTTGATTCTGTCGTTTTTAAGACTTTGTATTTTTTCAATTCTTATTTTTTTTTCGTCTGTTTGATCTTTATTCATTGTTAAATTTTACACCTTGTAATTCTAAAAAGTTTGTTGCTTCTTCCGTACTTAATCCACCAGCAATTAATCTTTGGAAAGCAGTAGAAATTTTTAAAACTTTTTCTGCTTTTTTATCTTCAGTATGCTGCATTACTGGCAGATGCTCAAAACTTGCTACAATTTTCTCATTCTCCAAACCAAAATATTGATTGTAAGTATGAGCCAAATCATCAGCAATAGGTTGTATGGTAGATTGGACAAAACTAATTAAACTTTCTTTCTGGTTTTCATAGGTACTACCAGTTTGAAATGCTTTATATAACTCGTTTGGAACTTCAAATGCCTCTCTAACCAAATTTGCATTGTTAGAAATACTTTCATGTAATCCCAGATCTTTTAATTTTATGTGTAACGATTGCCAATCAACTTTTTGATTAGTGGCTATACTACGTCTTTTTAACGCAGTCATTCCGTAATCGTTAATCAAATTACTTTCAATACTATCTTTGTCGTCTTTTTCCATTGGCAAAGATGCACCAAGATTAAAACCTCGTTCAGAGCCTCCAGAAAATATTTCACGACCATTTGTACCTATCATAACATTTTCAGCATCTAATGCCTCGTTAATGTTGTGTATAGATTTTAGTATAGCCGACATCCTTGATGGTGAAATTAATGGATTGTTTTGGTATTCTGTTGTGTCAATACCGTTACCAGTATCGTAAAATGGCAAAATATCTCCAAACTCTATGTCTTTTGGTTTTGAATTTGGATCGTCGTACTCAAATTTTTGTGCGTTAAATTCCGTTATATCTGATTCTGTCCATGCTATTGGACTAACAAACGTATCTTCAAAATCAATAAACGCTGGATTTAGATTAAATAACGACGATGCTTGTAAACCAACTGCACCGTATGGCTTTTGATATACCCAACCGTATGTGCTTTTAAACCATTCGTATTGCTTTAAGAAATCCTCTTTTGATTGAAAAGTATTAGGATTTTTAAGCAATTTAATAATATCATTGTCTTGCGACATATCACCATTGTCGTTTTTCATGTAAAACTCTACTTGTGACAATAATTTTGCACGAATTTCTATACAAGCGTAAGTTACTGGATTGTTTAACGCCAGTTCCATTAATTCTGCATCGCCATAGGATGCGTTATTTTTTTTTACCTCGTATCTATGAGTTCCATTTGTTAGCCTTGTGTACCCAAAATTACTTAAAACTCTATCTATTACACCCATATTTATTTTGATGCGTCAAATTGTTCGGCAAAATCATACACATAACACAAATTTTGACGTTGTATATTTTCCCAAATGTATAAATTTTTTTTATAATTATTGCAAAAAGGTTTTTTACTGAAAAATATGTGGGTATAAATCTTGCACCAAAGCACATAGTAAAGCCAAACTATCTGGTGCATCATCGTGTCTTGCTTTACCATCCTTTCGATAAGCAAATAATTCTTTCATGGCTTTGTCGTAATGGCTACCAACTTCGTAATCCTCACGAAATACAAAATGTTGTCGCATAAAATGAGCAAAATTTACAATACGACTATGTTTATTTTGTTTTTGTTGGACACCAATCAATTTTGTTTTGGTAATTGTACGGAACATCTGCTTAAAAAAAACCGAACCATGATTGTTAGTTTCAATTGCAAGGAAATCCAGATCGTGTTGTCTTGTAAGACCAGCACATACTGGCAAAGTAATTTCAGTATTGTCGGTAGTAAAATACCAATCTGTAATGTATATTTTTTTTCCAATCACATAACCTATCGGAAAAGACAAACTATCCATGCCCTCGTCAGCTACATCTATTGCACCAAACTTACCTTGAACCACATCCATACGCAAAGCATCCATCGTAAACCTACCAAAATCTCCATCACCAAACATCATTTCTTCACTCTGCTCAACAAATTCACCGTAAATCTCTTGACGTACTGCCTCTGCCGACATCTTGCTTATCTCTTTTTCCAATTCTTCCAAGTCTTGTGGCTTCAAAAGTGGATTAGAATAAGAAGAAAACTGCTCACCAGCGTACAAAGGATCTGGCTTACCTCGTTCAGCCAACACATTTTGCCACAAAGTATAGAATCGATGTGGTTCACCATGCTTGTTTACTCTGCCTTTTGGCGTACCAAACGCAAATAATTTTGAGTTTTCGTAATCTAACAACATTGGTAGTATCGAATTTGTGTATAGGTAATCGTTGTTTAAAATAATACCAGCCTCATTAAGATATATTCGTGAGTAACCAAAACCCTCAATCGTTTCTGGTCTATCAGCACTACGAAAATCCATGTAGCTATTCTCAACCTTAAGTATCTTTTTCTGTGCATTCCAATACCACTTGCAACCAATCTCTTTGCATATAGGAATAAAATACCTCTCCATGTAACGATCAATATTACCATTAACCGTATCAACCCACAACACAACCTCTCCTTGTGTAGCATCAACTATCGCAGACAACGCTGCACCTTGTGTCTTTCCAGTACGCCTACCAGCTGGAATCGCATTGTACTTTGACTTACTCTGCTGAAATACCCTATACTGCCAATCGAAAAATTTCATATCAGCAAAAATACAAAAAATCCTATATCAGTATTACATATCGCAAAGCGATCGAAAATTTTTTTCCCCAGAATTACACAGTAAACCCACAGTAAACCCTATTTCTACCCTTTATTTTGTACAACACTACTTGAGAATATCAGAGAAAATTGGAAAAATCTGAAATCAGATACGAACCAAAAAGACTTTTTCTTTCCTTTTTTTTTGAGACGTTTTTACATGGTTTTTTTTGTTATTTATTTAAGGCATTACCAGGTTACTATATTTTTTTCCTTTTGTTGTGGCTTATGCTGGTTTTTTGTCGGTAGTTTTGATGCAACAAAATTTAAGTTTTAACTTGTTATTTGATTCAGCAAAGTATTTTTATTCCTTTTTTATGATCTTTTATTATTTATTTTGGCTTGTGCTGGTGTGCTGGCTGGTTTCAATTGCTTTTAACGGTGTTGTTTGTCCTGGTGTTGTGTTTCTGGTGGCTGTAGGTATTAGCTCTATTTTTAACGTCTTATTTTCCTCTCGTATCTCTTGGATCTCTGCCAGTCCTTGGATTTTACTCACTATATTAGCGTTATATTGGTTACCAATGGCACCGGATATTTGATCTTCCTTTATTAGCTGATCAATTAACGTAATTATGTCCTTACGTGTATACGTCTCACCTTTTACGGTTTCTATTTGCGTTTTATTGTCCTCTTCTTTTAGCCACTTATAGTAACTTTTCGTGCTTATACCTATGTAATTACAATAACCTAATATAGTAAGCGGTTTCTTTACTGTTTTGATCTTTATTACTTCACTTGTTTTGTGGTTTAATTGGTGGGTGTGGTAAAAGTCTTTTTTATTGGTTTGTATATACTTATT